TTGTAGGCGGCACTGATGTGAGCAATATTGTGGCACGCATGACCAAAACTGATTTACAATTATCTGCCGGTTACAATATTAAATTTGGTGATGGTTCTATACAATCGGTTGCTGCTAGTCCAGTAAATTATTCTCAGGCGGCTTTTGCACTAGCTAATAACAATTCTGTTTTATCTCAAGCCTCATTCAACGTAGCTAATACAGCATCTGCAAATACATTTGTAATTCAAGGTGTTGACGCTAGCCAAAATGTAAGATTGGATTTTAGTAACACTAGAATGGCCATTATAGAGGACACAGATGCAAGCCAAAATGTAAGATTAGACTTCAGCAACACTAGAATGGACATCAGTGATGGTGTAGATATCACACAAAATAGTAGAATAGGTATAGTTGAAAGTGTTAATTTTAGCCAAAATGCTAGAATAACCATTATAGAAAATACAGATGTTAGTCAAAACGTTCGGTTAGATTTCAGTAATACGGCTATTAACGCTACTAATGGTAAAATGCAGTCGGCTTATGATAAAGCCAATAATGCTTTGGCTAATACATCAGGTATATTTGATGGTAATTTAACAATTACTGGAAACACCAACGCACAAGCAGTAAACACAGCTAATTTATTTGTTGCTGGCACAACAGAACTTGTTGGCAATTTAACAATAAATGCAAACACCTATATGGCTGGTGCTGTAACTGTCAATAGCACCATGGTTCTTGCAAACACCACCTTTAGTGCATCAGAAGCTGCCTTTAGAATCACGGCCGCAGGAAGTTCACAAACTCCAACACAGGCCGGTACATTAATACAATTGACCAGTAAAGCAAATACACCGGCTAGGATGCTGATTGATTCTTTTGGTACTTCAAATACAGCATACCCTATCATTGCTGGTAGAAATGCCAGAGGTACAGTAAATACACCAACAGCAACACAGAACAATGATATTCTGTTGCGTATTGCTGGTAATTCTTATGGTACTACAGGTTTTGCACCATTTGGTGATGCAAGAATTGATTTTGTTGCTACTGAAAATCACACAGACACCGCTCGTGGTTCTAGAATAAAATTTTGGAATACACCAAATGGTTCAAATGTTGTTAATGAAATTGCTTCATTTAATGCCGATTCTGTTTATTTTACTGGTGTTCTGGCACCACAAAAAGGATTCATTTATTCACCAACAATGTTAGTAGGCAATCAGACAGCCTTTACGATTGATTTTTCAACAACATCATTGATTAAAGCAGAACTTGTAGCTGACTTAACAATTTCACTTTCAAATTATAATTATGGTAAAGTGGTTGAAGTTTGGTTAACCAATACTGGTGGAACACAAAGAACAGTTACTCATGGTTGTTCAGCATTAAATTCAACCACCAATTCTACTACATTTAATATGGCAGCAACCAGTTCTGCATACCTAAGGTATTTCAGTATTAATGGTGACTTAGCAAATACATTTGTATCAGTTCAATACGCTTAATAGGATTATATAATGCCAGTCTTAACCGCCAATTCGTCACTATTAACATACTCTAGTAAGTTGTATGAGGTGTTACAATATTATTATGCTCCGTCATCAACTGCTGAAGAATTTGTTGATGTACCAAATAGTTTATATGTTTTTCTTGGTAGAGTAACTCCTTGGCCAGATCCTTTTAATCCTCCAGCACCAACACAAGACCAGTATTCTATAAAAGAAACATTTAGAAATATTATTGCGGCAAAGAAAATAATTTCATCCGATATTTCTCCTGTTATACCAAGAAGGGATTGGGAAACAGGAACAATTTATGATTATTATGATGATAGAGTGAATATGTTTACTTTGGATGCAAATAATTTGGTTTCTAAAAATTTCTATGTTAGAAATAGATATGACCAAGTGTTTATTTGTTTATGGAATAACCGAGGTGAAGCGTCTACTATCGAACCACAATTGTCGCCAGGAACTTTTGATTCAACATTCTTAGTTCAAACTAGTGATGGTTACAAATGGAAATTTTTATATTCTATTGATGCAGGTATAAAACAACGGTTCTTAGATGAAAATTGGATGCCAGTGCCTGCTGGTTTTAATATTCCTAATCCTGCAATAAACACCACAGCTGAAGGACAAATTGACGTTATTAATATCACAACTGTCGGACAAGGATATGAATCTGGTGGTGTCGTTGTCACAATATCTGGTGACGGCTCTGGTGCATTGGCTTCACCAGTCATTAATGCAGCAGGTTATTTGACTGATATGGTAATGACAAATACTGGCTCTGGGTATACATATGCGAACACAGTTATAACTCCAGCAATAGGATATCCAACACCAAATGTGACGGCTATTGCCTCAACTCCAGTTTCTCCAGTTGGTGGTCATGGGTTTGATCCAATTTCAGATTTAGGCTGTAATAACGTTATGGTCGCTATAGAATTTATACAAGATGAAAACGGTAATATTCCCACAGATATTACATATTATCAATTAGGTTTAATATTGGATCCGTCAACAGAACAAACAACACCAGGTTATGCTTTTGGTGATATTTACGATGTAACAAAACAGTTTACTGTTTCTCCTGGAACAGGATCATTTGTTAGTGGACAAACAATTTATCAAGGGCCAAGTTTAGCAGCTGCAACATTTACTGCTCAAGTTGTTAGTTTTAATGCGGCAACAAATATATTACGTGTCATAAATACAAATGGAACACCAATACTTAATGATGCCCTCATACAAGACGCTGGCGGAGCTGTAAACGTGGCGGTTCGAACTTTATTGGCCACAACAGAACCAGACTTTATTGTGTACTCTGGATATATGACATATATAGAAAATAGAACGGCAATTCAAAGAAGTCCTGATGGTACAGAACAATTCCGTTTAGTATTAAGATTTTAATTTTGGAAAGAAAAAATGGCAACCAATTTTACTGGCGACTTTAACGTAGATCCCTATTATGATGATTTTGATGCAGCTAAAAATTATCACAGAATACTTTTTAAACCAGGATTTGCTGTACAAGCTCGTGAATTAACACAATCACAAACTATTCTTCAAAATCAAATTACTAGTTTTGCTGATGCTATTTTTGCTCAAAATACCCCAATTTCTGGCGGTAAAGTTACAGTAAATCAAAACGTATATTATTTAAAATTAAATACTACAATTGGTTCAACATCAATTTCTGCTGAAAATTTTGCTGACGGCACAATAACAAATGCAGATTCAAGTGTTGTTGCAAAAGTAATTTATGCGGTTGAAGCGACAACAACTAGTTCTGGTGCAGCTGGTGATCCACCCACCTTAATTGTTACATATATTACAGGTTCTCAATTTGTCAGCGGGGACACAATTTATCTTGTAGGCGGAAACTACACAGCAACATTAATAACAGCAACCGTTACAAATCCTGCAACAGGATTAAGTTCTGTTGCTTCTATCTCTGATGGTATTTTCTATGTTAAAGGTAATTTTGTTACTGTATCAGAAACAACTATTCCATTAGAGAAATATAGCACAACACCATCATTACGTGTTGGTTTAAATGCAACTGAAAGTATTTACAATTACACAGACGATTCTAGTTTATTGGATCCAGCATTAAATGCTTCCAACTATCAGGCACCTGGTGCTGACCGGTATAAAATTACGTTAGCATTAGAAACACGTCCATTAGATTTAGGTAATGATAATGATTTTATTGAGTTGGTTCGTTTAGAAAATGGCTCAATATTAAAACAAGTTAACAATACTGTTTATTCTGTTATTGATGATTATTTTGCAAAACGTACAAGTGACACCAATGGCGATTTCATTGTTAAAGATTACACATTAACACCTAAAGCAAATACAGTTAACTCTGCAAAATATGATTTGGGTATTTCAAAAGGTATTGCTTATGTTCGTGGTTATCGTTTAGAAACTCAAAGTGATGTAACTTTGACCAATGACCGTGCAAGAACATCAACATCAGCAAACAATAATCCAACATACATTGACTATGGTAACTATTTCTATGTTAATTCTGCCAATGGTGTGTTTGATGTAACTACATTACCTCAAGTCGATTTTCATACAGTAGTTAAATCAAATGTATTAACTACCAATACAACAACTTATAGTTCAACATTGGCTGCCACAGGTTATATTCGCAATTTAATATTTTCTAGCACATCAGATACAGCCAACGGTGATGCTTACATTTATAAAGCCTATGTGTTTGGCCTACAGAATCAAACATTGTCAGGCAACGTAGCAAGTGCTTCGGCTAATAACACTTATATTACATTACCACATACACCTCAGTTTTCATCAAACGCTAATGCTTACTATAATGTAACTGTTAGTATTGACCAAGGAACATCAGCTGGCGACTTTAGAACAATTACTTCATATCAACCTAGTTCTGCTTCTAAAGTAGCTTTTGTTGATCGACCATTTACAGTTGCGCCAGACGCAACATCAGTATTCACATTACGATTTGATGTAACTGATTATGAATCAATTGTTCAAGTAACAGCTGGTACACCATACTCTGTTACAGCAAACGCTGCAATTGATAATTCTAGTAAGGTAGTAACAAACGATTATTTGTCGGACACCGAAATACAAAATCCAAACAATCCTGAATTACTGTTTAATTTAGGGAATAGGTATGTTGAATCTGTAACAGATACCTCTTATAACACAGTTCAGGTGTTTAGGAATGTGGCATTTACTGTTTCTGGTGGTAACATTTCTGCCGCTTTAACTTTTGGTGCCGCACCAGTTGCCACTTTATCTTTCCCATTTGGTAACGGAGCACTCTCTGATGATGCCGTTACACAAAACTTCCAAATTATTGTTACCAATCCACAATCCAGTGGTCTAAGAGTCGGCCAATGCCTGCCTTGGACGACAGGAAGTCGCACCGTAACGATTTCGGGTAGCGGATCGACTGCGACCTTCACAACTCCAACAAGCGACCTAGGTGCGTTTACGGCAACAATTATTGCCAAAGCATTTGTAAGAAATGGTAATGATACCAGTTACGTGTTAAAAGCCAAAAATCTTAAAACGGCAAATACAGCAAATGTCAATTATACCGGTACGAGTGTTGCAATTTATACCAAAGTTGATTTAACCAACGCTCAAGTATATGTACAAAATGGTGGTCTAGTGTCCCCAGGCCAACCACAAAAATTGTATATTACTGATGTAAAGCGTATTCGTAAAATTATAGATACAGGCTCAGCCGCTACTGTACCTACAGATGCAATGTTGACAAATCCTTCTTTTGATGTTACAAACCGTTTCTTGTTTGATAATGGTCAACGTGATTCATATTATGATTTTGCTACTGTTACTTTGAGAGTTGGTCAAACACCAATACAAGGTAATATGTTGGTATTGTTAGATTATTACGAAACCACCGGCGGTGACGGTTATTATTCTGTCGGTTCGTATTTGTCGCCAGTTTCTTCTGTACCAGAAAATTATGCAGAGATACCAAGTTATACTGCTGCTTCTGGCACAACATATCAATTAAGAGATTGTTTAGATTTTAGACCAGCACTAACAAATGCACAAGCAAACTTCACTATTAGAACTAGTGGTTCTGGTTCTGGTGCAGCTGGTGCTTATATGCCTGTTGATTTAAGCACATTTGTTTCTGATTATACTAATTATTTGGGTCGTTACGACAAATTAGTATTGAGTAAAGACCGTGAATTTGAGATTATTCAAGGAACACCATCTGATAATCCGTTATTACCGGCAGAACCAGATGGCGCATTGGTTGTTGCAAATTTATTCCATGATCCCTACACAGCCTATATTCCAAGTGAAGTAACAACTGGTATTTTACCAAATCTTTCTGTAGAAAAAGTAAAACATAAACGTTGGTTGATGAGTGATATTACTGGTTTAGAAAGCCGAGTAAACAATCTTGAATACTATACAGCATTAAATCTTTTAGAGAAAAATGCAGCTGCATTACAGATTCCTGATACCAATGGTTTAAATCGTTTCAAAAATGGTATTTTAGTTGATGACTTCTCTGGTTACTCAACATCGGATACAAATAATAATGATTACTTGGTTGCTGTCAATCGTAGAACAAAACAGATGACAGCATCACAGAATGTTTCTAACTTCCCATTACAGTCATTGTCACTTGTGTATAACATGGGTCAGATAGATTCAACAAGTGCAAACAATTTGAATTATAAGATTTCCAAATCTGGTTCTTCTAATTTTTATACATTACCATACACAACATCAAATGTTGTTACACAGCCAATTGCCTCTCGTACAGTCAATTTAAATCCTTTTGCTGTGTCACTCAAAGAAGGTATAACAACTTTAAGTCCTCCAATGGACAATTGGGTCGATACACAAAAATCTCCTGATTTATTAATTGTTGATCCTAACTTACAAGTGTATCGTGCAAGTGACCAAGTTAATGTGTTACAAGTAGGTGATTGGAAAACTACTGTTGCAACAACAACAGTTGCTACAATTGGTTCTGGTAGAAACTGGTTTACCAATCAAGTAACAAATTATATTCAAGAACAACAACAAACTGTTTTAGGATATTATGATAAACTGAATTCAAGTTATGTAGAAACTGCTGGTTATATTCAAGATATTAGTATTCTTCCATATATTCGCCAACAATTTGTATTCTTTAATTCATATGGCATGTTGGTCAATACTTCAGTTAATGCTTTTTTTGATAACGTACAAGTTAACAAGTATATTCGTAAACCAAACGTATTGGAATTGACTAGTGTTTCTGGTACATTCCAAGATGGTGATGTTATTGGTTATTTTGCTGGCGGTAGTTTCACACCAATTGCAAAAGTTCTTTCATATTACAACTATCCAGGAACAACCAATGCTCGTTTGTATGTAATTGGTGATATCGTTAATACAAACTTTGCAGCAGGCGCAACTGTTCAAAATGCACAGTTCAATACATCTGGTCAATATCAAACAACAACTGCAAGTGGTGTAATTAGTACCTATACTCACTTAGGTGGTTTAATCACCAATGTTAATACGACTACTACAATTACACTATCACCTCTTGCCTCAAATACAACTAACTTCTATGCTGGCAATACATTATATGTAATTAATGGAACAGGCGTTGGTCAATCTGCAACAATTAATTCATATAACGGTACAACCAAGTTGGCCACATTAAACAGTTCTATTACAGCCGCTAATGGTGATATTTACTCTATTGGTTCATTAAAGACCAATGAGGTTGGCATGGTTTCTGGTGTATTCTCTATACCTGGCGGTACATTTAATACAGGTGAAAGAACATTTAGAATTGATAATAGTATCAATAATAATTTAGATAGTGCAACAACATATTCTAAAGCAACGTTTTATGCCTCTGGACTACAAGCGACAAAACAAGGTCTAAATTATGCATCTTCTATTGATGCCGCAAAGAATACATTCGTTAGCACAGCAACAAGAGAAAATACAAGCTCATACACATATACTGTAGTTTGGGATCCTGTTGCACAAACATTTATTGTTGATAAAGAAAATTATCCTAACGGTGTATTCATTGATTCTGTTAAATTGTTCTTTGCAACTAAACCAACAACGGGTTATGCACCTGTAACAATGTCAATTGTTGGTACCACCAATGGTTATCCAAATGGTGAAACTTTAGATAATTCTCAGGTGGTATTAACATCTGAACATATTAATACATCAACAG